TGGGCAAACCTGTAATTGAAATAAACATTGATGATGATCAAATGGATGATCGTATTGATGAAGCATTATTGTACTTTCAAGATTATCACTTTGATGGTGTAGAAACAACATGGCTTAAACATCAAATTACACAAACAGATATAGATAATAATTATATTACTATTACAGATAGCAATACAATTGGAATTGTAGACATATTTGATATAGGTGATGCAACAAGTACAAATAATTTATTTAATGTTAGATATCAAATAGCATTAAATGATTTGTATGATTTATCAAGATATGATCTTGTACCATATTTTATGAACTTTATGAATATTAGATTTATAGAAGAAATGTTAATTGGTAAACAACCAATAAGATATAATAGACATCAAAACAGATTAAGTGTTGACATGGATTGGCAAAAAGTAAATGTGGATGATTACTTAATAGCCAAAGTTTATAAGAAACTTGATCCAGATACATATACAGACGTATGGGGTGATAGATGGTTACAAAGATATGTAACTGCTTTATTCCAAGTTCAATGGGGTAAAAATTTAACTAAGTTTACAGGAATGCAATTACCTGGTGGTGTTCAATTTAATGGAGAACAAATTCTGCAACAGGGTTTAGAAGAGAAACAAAAATTAGAAGAAGAAATGATTGTTAGCTATTCTCTACCCGTTCATGACCTGACTGGATAATTAAATGGCAAGAGGCACAAATCTGTACTTCAATCATTTTGGAAATGCAGACGAACAAAATTTAATTAATGATTTGGCATACGAATCAATTAAGATGTATGGCATTGATGTTGGTTATATGGCTAAAACATATTCTGACACAGATGATATACTTAATGAAACTAGCAAAGGTTACTTTGCTGCTCATAGTCAAGTTGTAATGTATATTAGAAATGTAGATGGTTTTGAAGGTGAGGGAGATTTCCTAAGTAAGTTTGGTGTAGAAATTAGAGATAGAATTACATTCTCTGTTGCCCGTCGTGAGTTTGCTGAAACAATTCAAGCAGATCAATCAATATCAAGACCAAGAGAAGGTGATTTAGTTTATCTTCCATTAAATAAAAAAATATTTGAAATAAAATTTGTAGAGCATGAGCCAACATTTTATCAAATGGGTTCATTACAATTCTACGATATTACTTGTGAATTGTTTGAGTATGCTGGTGAAAGAATGAATACTGGATTTAGTGAAGTAGATACTATAATGGATACACATAGTACTGATATATTTGTAGACACCCAACTATTATTACAAGATGGTATAACACCTTTATTTACAGAAGAGGGTAATAGAATATTATCAGAAGCTGAAGATAGAAGTGATGCAAGCTCAGAATCAGATAGAGACTTTGATACAATAACAGATTCAGATAACATACAACTACAAACGGATGCAGATGCAATTATAGACTTTAGTGACTCTGATCCATTTAGTGAAGGTGGTACTTTCTAATGTTTGGTCACGATTTTCAACATAATCATTTACGTAAGTATGTGATAGTATTTGGTACTTTATTTAATGATCTTATTGTACAAAGAAAAGATTCAGCTGGTAATATAATACAAAATATAAAGGTACCATTAGCATATGGTCCTAGAGAAAAAGCATTAGCTAGATTAGAACAAGATCCTGATCTTAATAGAAAGGTAGCTATAACTTTACCACGTATGTCATTTGAAATGACTTCATATAATTATGCTCCCGAAAGAAAATTAAATAAAATTCATAGAAATGTAGCAGCACTTAGTGATGATAAGAAAAAATTGTATGCAGCATACACACCTGTACCATATGATATAGGTTTTGAATTAAACCTTATGACAAAAGCTGCAGAAGATTCTACAAGATTGGTAGAACAAATATTACCTTTCTTTACACCTGAGTGGTCTGTAACTATGAATCTAATTCCAGAAATGGGTTGGAAACAAGATATACCAATTGTACTTAATAATGTTAGTGTATCAGATACCTATGAAGCAGATTTTGAAACAAGAAGAGCTTTAATACATACATTGAATTTTACAATGAAAGGTTATTTCTGGGGTCCAGTTAGAAAAACTGGTGTTATTAAAACAGCTAATGTTATGACACATGTGGACACATCCACTGTTTATGCAAATCAACATCCATCCAATACAGTATTTGCAAATGTTAATGTAACAAATTCTTCATCAGCTGGATATTATTTACATAGTAGAACAACAACTACACCTGGTCTACTAGCAAACGGAAGTCCAACATCTAATGCCTCATTATCAGTTGGCATAGATAGTATAGATGAAGATGACGATTACGGGTACATACATAATTTTGAGGAATGGTTCAGTGCAAACACATCAGCCTAAAGAAGATAAAATAGCAGACACTTTAGATATATCTCCAATTGTAAAAGAAAAAAAAGAAGTTACAGTTGTTGAGCCACCTAAAGATGATCAGTCTCAAAGAGATTTAGATTACTCCAGAGAGAATTTATATCATTTAGTTGAAAGAGGTAGAGATGCTTTAGAAGGTATATTAGATTTAGCACAACAAAGTCAGTCACCTAGAGCATATGAAGTTGCAGGACAGCTAATAAAAACTGTAACAGATACTAATAGAGATTTAATTGATTTACAAAAGAAAGCAAAAGATTTATTTAAAGATGATAATGTAGATCCTAAAACAATTAACAATAATTTATTTGTAGGTAACACATCAGAGTTAACTAAACTATTAGGAGGTACAGCAAGAGATGTACCATCAGGAAAGAAAAAATTATGATAGATGAAGCATCAATGGATCTCACACTATTCTTAGTACCTTGGATAGCTTTACTAATATCACTTGTGGCTACTTTATGGATTAAAGAATGGGTGACATCATTAGTTAAAGGTATGAAGTTTAGAATGAATAAAGCATTCAATGAGAGTGATCATGTTATACTAGATGGTAAACCTGCTGTCATAGTTAAAGTAGGAATAACAGAAACAGTCTTTGGTGTATATTCAGATGCTGGTTATGTTTGGAGATATGTTCCTAATACTAAAATAGAAAATTTAAAATTAGAAAAAATTATTAATCCTGAGTTACATCTTGACTCTCCTGAAGAGAAAGCTAAAAAAATTCAAGAGTTAATAGATCTAAATCAAGATAATATGATAGCAGCAAATAAAAGAGCAATAGATCAAATAAAGAATGGAAAAAAATAATGTATGAATATAGAGTAGAAGTACTAAAAATAATAGATGGTGACACCGTTGATGTTGACATTGATCTAGGTTTTGGTGTATGGTTAAAAAATGAAAGAGTAAGATTATATGGTATTGATACTCCAGAAAGTCGTACTAGAGATTTAGAAGAAAAGAAATTTGGTCTTGCTGCAAAAGAAAGATTAAAAGAATTATTAAAAGATGATGTATATCTTCGTACTATGGTTGGCAGAGGTGGAGAAGATATGAAAGGTAAGTTTGGTAGAATCTTAGGTGACTTTGTATCACAGTACGAACAGGGAACTGGTTGGGGACAAATGTCTGCCACAGAAATATTAATTAAAGAAGGTCATGCTGTAGCTTACAATGGCCAAAGTAAAGATGACATACAAGAAGCACATATGAAAAACAGAACAAAGTTATTGGAAGAAGGTATTGTTACGTAAAGATCAAATATATCTTGGTAATCCTAGACTAAAAAAAGCTAATGTAAAAATTGAATACACAAAAGAGCAGATTAAAGAATTAGCAAAATGCTCAAAAGATATTTTATACTTTTGTAATAAGTATATGAAAATAGTAAATGTAGACGAAGGTTTAATTAACTTTAAAACATATGATTTCCAAGACAATATAATAAGAAGTGTACAGGATAATAGGTTTACTATATGTAAGATGCCTAGACAGTCTGGCAAGACTACTGTTATGACTGCTCTTATACTACACTTTGCATTATTCAATGAGTCATTTAATGTAGCTGTGTTAGCTAATAAAGCTGCAACTGCTAGAGAAATATTACATAGAATACAATTAGGTTTTGAATACTTACCACATTGGATGCAACAAGGTATAGTAGAATGGAACAAAGGTAATGTAGAACTAGAAAATGGTTCTAAAATATTAGCTGGTGCAACATCATCAGGTTCTGTTCGTGGTGGTTCTTTTAACTTAATATACTTAGATGAGTTTGCATTCGTACCAGCTCATCAACAAGAAGAGTTCTTTGCATCAACTTATCCTACAATTTCTTCTGGTAATACAACAAGAGTTATGATAACATCTACTCCTAGAGGTATGAATCTTTTCTATAAGATATGGACAGATGCTATAGAACTTAGAAGTGAATATGAAGCTATTGAAGTTCATTGGTCTGATGTTCCAGGTAGAGATGAGGCTTGGAAGAAACAAACAATACAAAATACAAGTGAAGAACAATTTAGAGTAGAGTTTGAATGTGAATTCTTAGGTTCATCTAATACACTTATACATCCTACTAAGTTAGGGCAATTAGCTTTTCATGAACCAATATCTAAATCAGAACAAATGAAAGTGTTTGAAGATCCTAAACCAAACCACATATATGCTATATGTGTTGATACATCAAGAGGTATAGGTAATGATTATTCTGCTTTTGTTGTTATTGATTGTAGTGTTGTACCATATAAAGTAGTAGCAACATTTAGAAGTAATATTATAGCACCTATGTTATATCCCAATATAATATATGAAGCAGGTAAAAAATATAATAATGCATATTGTCTTGTAGAAATAAATGATATAGGTCAGCAAGTAGCAGACATATTACATCATGATCTTGAATACGAATTTATAATGACAGCACAATGGAGAGGCAGAGCAGGACAAATAGTTAATGCTGGCTTTGGTGGTGGACAACAACAGATGGGTGTAAGAACCACTAAACAATTAAAAAGAGTAGGTTGTGCTACATTAAAAACTATCATAGAAAATGATAAGTTAGAAATAAATGACTTTGATATACTACAAGAACTTACAGCTTTCTCTGTAAAGGGTAATAGTTATGAAGCAGAAGAGGGTTATAATGATGATTTAGTAATGTGTTTAGTATTGTTTGCATGGTTATCTAATCAAGAATACTTTAAAGAGTTAACAGATATAGACATAAGAAAGAATTTACATAATAAAAATGAACAAGCAATTGAAGATGATGTATTACCGTTTGGTTTTATTAGTGACGGAACTGGTGGTAGTGTAGCAGAGAAAGATGAGTTTGGTGCAGATACATTATTGACACATGCGGAGTGGGATGTAGATGATACACAAGGAATCTTTTAAGGCATATAAACTAGACCTTCCACCTTTAGAACATTCTGTAAAAAGAAAAATGAAGATGTGGGCAAATCTATGGGCATTAGATAAACCGTTAACATTTGAAGAACATACACAAGCAGATAAATGTATTGCAGATAGTTTAGGAGCTGAACCAAAAACACAACAAGAACACAATAAATCAGTTGGTGATGTTGGTAGAAAGATGGAGCAAGCATATAGAAAAACTGATTATATAAACGATTTTAATAATGGTTTAGTTAATTGTGTGGCGCATAATTTTGATCCTTATGATGAAATAACACCAGAGTTAAATGTTTATAGTGAGATATTTGGTGAACCAATTGTACCTATCATAGGTGTTATGCGTAACCCTACAGATAAATTAGCATCTTTTCCACCACATTATGATAAAGTAAAGGCAGCTAGCATTAATATAGTATTGGAAGTAGGTGGTAGTAATGTAGAAACTATTTTTTATGAAGATGTACGTACTAAAGATTTTGAAGATCCTTTTATAAAGAAAGTATCTGATTGTACACCAATAGCAAAATATAAATTTGAGAAAGAACAATGGCATTTGTTTAATACACAACGATTACATTCAGTAGAGAATATAGAAACTAGAAGAGTTACTGTATCATTAATGCCAGAATCAGCTCCCACAATAGAAGAATTTTTAAATAAGTATAATTATCTTGTCAAAGAAGCATTATAACTTTTTTCGTGAGCCCATGGTTTTTATAAATAAATACAAGCCCAAATTACAAACACCACTAAAGGTCATATAAGGAGAAACAAGACATGGGATTTCAAGTTAGTCCAGGCGTAAACGTCTCCGAGATAGATCTGACAGGCATTATACCTGCAGTTTCTACCACAGAAGGCGCCCTAGCTGGTTGGTTTAGATGGGGACCCGCTGAAGAACGTAACCTAATATCTTCTGAGGAAGAGTTAGCGAGTACCTTTGGTGAGCCAGATTCAACCAACTTCACAACATTTTTTACAGCTGCAAACTTTTTATCATATGGTAATAAGTTATTTGTAGCAAGAGCAATACCAGCTGATGCAATCAATTCAACTGTATTGCAAAACCAATCAACAACTGCAAACAATGAAGTAGCAACACAAACAGATTTAATCAAAAACCAAGAACATCACGATGGTT